CTTGATGGTACTGTTGTTGCACTATCTCCTACAGTTCCTGTGGCTGTTAATCCAAGATAATTAGTTGAATTTCTAGTTTCTACACTAACATCAGTTTTACTTCCTGAAAATGCTGTGTGTTCGTTAATGGTTGTTTGAGTAACAAAATTTGTAGATGCAATATTAGTTGAGATAATAGTTTCATTTGCAGATTGGTTACCCAGCTTATCATTTGCTTTGATAAGATAAGAACCCGTTTTTAGAGGTAGAGTGATATTAGTTGCTGGTCTTCCAACTCTATCTACTAGATCAAAACTATTAGCCCATGTTGGATTTGATAAATCTGTACTAAATCGGATAGTATAATAATCAAGGTCAAGATCAGGTACTGCTGTCCAACTCAATAATGCTTGATCTCCAATAACATTAATTGCAAAGTCTTCAACATCTTGAGGTACTGCTGTTTGACCTACAATTTGTCTAGTATCTGTTACAAATGTACTTGAAACTCCTAAAGAGTTAATTGCTTTAACTCTAACTGTATATTGAGCATTGTCGATAACATTCAATAATTGATAATTTAATGATGTACCTTTACCAATAGTTTTAAAACTATCTGTTACTGCATTTCCATTTCTATCAGTTATTTGTTTTACTTCAACTTGGTATTCATCGACAAATTGGTCAGGAGATGCAGAAACTTCTATTGCTAAACGAGTAATAACTGTTCCATCATTATATTCAACTAGATTATCTGATAATGTCATTCCAGCTGGTGGCTGAATAGAAAATGGATTAGGTAAAGTTGTATCAGCAATTGTAGGTATTGGATTTTTTTCATTAAATGTATAAAAATTATCTTGGTGTTCAAAAAGTTGAACATTTACAGTTAAGTCTTCATTAATCTCTATACCTAATACTCTAAAAGGTTTAGCATTAAATCCACCACTAGGATATGTGATTGCAACAATGTCTCCTATAGCTAATTCTAAAAATTCTGATGTTAAAGTTAATTGTATTTGTAATTGGTTTCTTGATCTTCTAAGAATAACCTCACAAAGTGCTTCTGCATTGTAAGTGTTTGTTACATTTGGAAATTGAAAGTTACCCTCTAAAACAGTATTATTATCTTCTGAAAGCATAGTTGCGTGTTTAAAATCTGTTTCAACATTAGTGTCATCTGCTGGTGGAAAAGAAACTGTGTCATTCTGCCAATTCTTAAATGGATTAACATAAGTTCCAATTACACGATTATATTTATTATTTTTTCTTTCTCCTAATACTTTAGCACCACCTATAACATGATCTGATGTAATTGTTTTAATTGCTGACCCTGTACCCTCTATTTTAAGTTTATAAACACCATCATTATAAGTGAATAGTGATCTCATTGGGTTTAAAAGTTTCTTCACATTTTCAATTACTTTTTGACTAGTATCTATAACAGCATTAGATTCAAATTTAATAATTTTAGGAATAAAATCTGTAACATCTACTCCATTAGTAAAATTAGAAGATAAACTTGTACTGTACGAGCCACCACTTACTTTCCAATCAAAAGTTAAAATACTGTCTGATGGTGCATTACCATAATAAATAATTATAGGATAAACAGAGCCACTTGTTAAAGATTTTGTTCCCTCTTGTGATGCTGTTCCATGCCAACCTCTATTATTAACAACTAATTTTGAATCTCTATTATTCTCTACTTCTTTAAATAAATTATCTACAGTTTGACTAGCATCTCCAATATAAACTACAGATGAATCATCTGAGGTTGTTCTGAAATAAAATGTTGATGAACTTGGTGCTGTAAAATATCCAAAATATCTTCTTGAGTTATAAGGGTTTGTAGTTACTCCACTAATAGATTGAACTGTATCTGATGATGTAGGCGATTTATTTAAAAAGAAACTTGGATAATCACTATAATATCCTGTGTAAAATTCAGAAATTAAACCAGATTGAGATGATACACTTGTTGTTCTTGGTTGGATTAAAATATCTGATTCAGTTGCAGAAGTTTGAAAAGAAGCAAAGTTTGTTTCAAATGCACTATCTGGTAATCCTTTTCCATATCTTGTGTTTCTTAAATAATCTAATAATACTAATGCAGAATTTGGTGTCCATTTAGTAGTTGTGTCTCTAGGGTCATAAACTTTTTTACCTTTTAATGTTACTTTAACTTGTGGAATAGAACTAAAAATATCTTGATTCCATTTAAACCTAAAAGCTACATAGCAGACACCTCTTAATCTATGGTTAGATGTCCAATTGGTAGAGTTAGTTAATATTGATGAAGCTACTTGATCGTCAGTTCCATTAAATGCTTGTATTTGAATATGTGATTCATTATCTTTATAAAAATTAGCATCTCCACCTGAAACTTCTCTTACTACTCCATGATCTAAGTCGCCATCAAAAATAACTCTTTTATCATCTACGAATATTTGTTCTATTTCTTCTATTTCTCCCTCACAAACTACACCAGCAACATATAAATATTCATTATCTGTTCCTGAAGATTCTATAAAAACTCTAGTAATCCCAACTTGTCGTCTGCCATATACTACAGGAATTTGTGCGTTATTAGATTGTTTATTAATTAATACACCTCGTTCTTCTTCTGGTGTATCAAAATCAGGAATATCAGGTGTAGGTATTAGCCACCCAATAAAACTTGTAACAACATTAACTATTGCATCAACTACACCACCCATTAGTGATAACTCCTTTTAAACTTCTGGCCAACTCTATAAATATCACTATCTACTCTTAACCAATTTATAGAATGATTTACTTTTAATTGTTTTCTAAAATAATGATAAACCCAACGCATCATTTTAAATGTATTTTTAATAGATACAATCTCAATTAACCATAAATTATTACCTGAGTTCCATTCGTTAGATTTTATCTTGCCTGTTTGTTTAAATCTTTTTTCTACAATATCATGGATATAAGCCCAATTAACAAAACCAACTAATTCATTGTTGTCGTAAAACTTTTTATATTGATTGAGTTTAATTGATGGTTCTAAATAATTATTAATCTGTTTGCCTTTATAACGATCAAATTTATTAAATAGATTTATAACATCTTGCATTATGCTTTACCCCATTTAATATCTTGTACTGTTTGTGAAGCAAATTCAAAACCTAAATCTCCTGAAAAATGTAATTCTTGTGAACCTGTGTTTGTTTTTCTACCCTCTATTTTACTAAAGTCTGACCAATGAGAAGCAACTATAATATTAGCATTAGATTGTTCGATACTTTCATTAATACTAAAAGATTCTATTCTGCCTTTAAATAAAAGAAATGGGTCTGCAATAACTTGTTCATTACTATCTAAAAAGCCTTTATAAACCTCTGCCTCTTTCTCCATATAGTTATTATTTAAAAATAAAGATATTATTGTCTGATCTGCACCAGAAAATGATAGAGTTATATTGCTGACTTCTACTTCTGATGATTCTGTAACACTAGATATTTTAGTAAATAATGAAGAAGCTGTATAAGTATTTGAATCGTAAGTTACATCTTTGTAATGGTCTGTAAATCTAAATCCTGTGCTTACATTAATATAAACAAGGGTAACAGGCTGTAAGCTATCTGTTTCAAGTTCATTCTTTACTGCTGTTGTTAATGTTCTGGTCATGTTCTTCGTAAGTTGTTTGGGTTACACTTTCTGTACCTTTTAACATAGTAAAGTCGAATTTGCTATTAGGTTTCTTATATTCTTTAAGATCGTTAATACTAGCATCTATTTGATCTTCATTTACGATAATTTCAGCAATAAAATCAGCAGTTACCTTATGGGTAATTTTGTATTTTTTCATTATAAATTTTCTATTAAGTCTATCTGATACTTGTAAAGATCGTTAGTTACAATAGAATATTCTTGTATATCATTAGAAAGTCTTACAGTAAAATCTACATTATCATAAATTAAAGCTACATCATCTGCTACATCTGATCTTAAAGGTGGTTCAAAAGTAAGTGTTCCCTCGCCAGAACCATCTGAATCTAAATCTTCAACTGCCATATAAACTTTATCTTGTCCTGTAAATCTAAAATAATCTCCAGCTTTTAAAATATCATTTGTGCTTGTGGCCATGCCATCAATAGTACAGGTAGTTGCACCTGAAGTTATTGCACCATCAACGCTTATAGTTCCTGTGGCAACACCTTGAGCATTTGATACAACAGGTGGAATAACAGTAAATGTATTTAATCTTGCTCTTTGTTTCATAATAAATGCTTTAATAGGTGCAAAGTTTGATCTGCTCATTGGTGGGTAATCCAAAGTAATACTAAATTTTTGACCATCAATTTGTCTAGTTTGAACTCTACCAGATGTTGTTACACTTACGATAGTATTTTGTACTGAACCAATACTAGCGTCTTTAGGTGCTGGAGAAGTTGGAAACTGTCCACTCATTATACTATTGCCTCTTTACCTTTTTCATTTAATGCAGAATTAATTACATTAACGATTGTTGCTCTGTTATCAATTAATAATTCTTTTACACCTCTAACATCTGTTGCGTTAATTGAAAAATTAATATTTGTTTCGCCACCACCTGTACCTCTAGCTGATTGTGTTATTTGACCTGTTTGGTTAGGTATAAACATTTCTGCACCTTGTTCTCCAACCATAATTGGTTGTCCTTTAGATACAGCACCACCAGATTGAAACCCTTTTATTTTATTTACTAAACCAATACCTGTTCCAATAACTGCTCCAGCTGCAGCAAGATTAAATGGAAAAGGAACTGATGCTAGTGCTTTTGCACCAGCTTTATATGCAGATATTAAACCCTCTCTAATAGCTTGAAATTTAAATATTGCTGTAGCTTTTTTTAACGCAAAAGTAACTGCTGACCCTATTAATGCCTCAACTAATGATCTTATAATAGCAATTTTTAAAGTTTCAAAACTCATCTTACCTGTCATAACAAAATCAGTTAAAGAAGTTTTTAATGATTTTAATGAATCTTGACCAGCTTTTTTAAATCTATCAAAAGTACTAACTTCAAATGTATCTTGTAATCCCTCTTTAAATCCACCAAATGCTTGTTCTCTTGCTTTTTCAAAAGCACTTGGTACTCCTATCGCCACTTCATTTTGAAATTCATGTATAGGAACTAAAAAAGATTCTAATTCTTTTCTAGTTTGAATCATTATTTTATGTTCATCTCTAGCAATTGGTAAATTACCTCTCCTTAATTCTGTTGTATTTTGTAAAAGTTTTCTTTGATCTTCTAATACTTTTAATTCGCTTAATAATGCTTTAATTTTTTCTGAGTTGTCTATATCATTAACTTTACCACCCTCTACTTCCAAAAATAGTTTTTGATCTTGCATAGATTCAAGTTGATTTTTAATGTCAGCAATTCTTAAATCTACATCTTTCAAATTCTGCATATCAAATAAGCCCATGCTTACTTGAACATTTTTTATCATTTCATTAATTTTATCTACTAATAAACTAACACCAGCTAATGCAACTAAACCTTTTTTTCCAAATAAAAATGCACCTATAATTCCACCTGTTCTTACAAAAGGTGGTAAAGCCATAAATCCATCTCCAATACTTTTTAAAACTTTTCCAATTTTTTCTAATGTAGGAATTAAGTCTTTTCCTATTTCAACAACTTTAACCATTCCTTGTGCTAAATTTTTACCAACTGCTGTTGCTATTTTATCTAAATCTTTTGCATTATTTTCTAAAAATTTATCTAACTGACCAAATTGATTTTTAAGTTCTTCAAAAAATCCAGCTTCTAATAATACTTTTTTAAAATTAAAAACCTTATCGCCAATCATTGAGAGAGTTCCCTCAAATGTTTGTGCTAATTCATCAGTAGCTTTTCCAAATCTTCCTTCTTTACCAAATACTCTTTCAAATGCTTCTACTGTTTCTTCAATAGATACTACTGCACCAGCTTTAAAGCCAAGCATATTTCTAACACCTTTTTCTCTAAATAAGTCTGCTGCACCTATACCAGCACTAAATGATCTTTGTATTTGTTCTCCAGCTGTTCTAAAATCTAATCCTGTAACAGATGCAACATTACCTGTTATCTCTAACATTTTTTGTAAATCATCTGCATTATCTGTAACTGTTGCAAGAATACCAGCACCAGCTTGTATTTCCTCAAGTGAAAAAGGAACTTTAGACGCAAACTTAGTCATTTTTTCAAATGCTTTTGCACCCTCGTTTGTATCTTTAAGCAAGAACTTTAATCTAGTTCTTAAATTCTCTAATTGCTTTCCTGTATTGACTAAATTTCTAACAACAAGCCCAGCACCTAAACCTAAAAAAGCATTTCTTAAATTAAATACAGAGTTTTTTAATCTACCTAAAGATTTTTGAACACCATTTAAAGCCTGTTTGGATTTATCTCGTGCTACTATGTCTATATTAAGTTTTTGTGCCATTATTTAAACTTTCTTGCTTCTGCTAGTGATTGTTTCGTTTTATACTGTTCTTGTTCTTTTTTCAAGTAAGCTAACCAAAGATTATAATGGCTCATTGGCATATCAAGAACTTGTTGGATTGTGAGATGTAATCGTTCTGCTACAACTAAAAGCGACCTAACATCAGGGTCGCTATCTACTTTTTTTCTGCGTCCTCGTAATTAGTATCTGAAAGTATTTTATTGGCAACATCAGATATAACATTAGAGTCTGCTTTTTTTCTAAGTGCAAATTTATCTTCTGGACTAAAGGCTTTAATCATATCGCCTTTATCATTCTTAACTAACAATTTCATTATAAGTAAATCTACAAGAACTGTTAAGTCTTGAAAATTACTAGACTTCTTAAAGATAATGTTTTTTTCTTCAAGGGTTAATGGCTCAGAATAGAAAATACTAGCTTTACCATGCTCGTCTTTCCACTCCTCAACTTCAATAGTGATAGTTTTAAGAGTTTCAAAATGAGATTTAACTCTATCAATAACTGACATAAATTAGAATTATACAGTACCTACAGTTAATGCCCCTGTACCTTGAAAAGTAACAGTTCTTGAAACGATTGCGTCCATTGAGTTATTAATACTCATGCCTGTAACAATTCCTGTTCCTGTGTAACTTGCATCTCCTGAATCATTACCCTCTGGTAATAAAACAAATGAGATAGAAGAACCAGCAGTTAAAGTTTCTTGCT